GCTGGCGGGCATCCATGCCTTGATCCACACCGCTCATAAATCCTTTCGAAGCGTTCAAACCTTCTGCCATGGTCTTACGAGATGGCGAACGTGAATCCAACGCCCTCTTAAGCGTGTCCAACACTGCCTTTGCCGCTTTGAGTGCCGCCGCTACCACCAGCGGAATACCCATCAGCATGCCATTGGCAAGACCCATCAAAAGATATTTGCCGATCTCGCCCCAGTTGACCGACTTGAACGTGTCACGAATGCGCTGCACTAATGTACGGAACCAGGTTGCCAACTGTGCGGCGCGCTGTTGGGTCATTGCCAGCAAGGCTTGCCAGCCCTGCGAGAAATAATATTTCAGGATGAACCACAACTGCTGAGCCGTGGTGGTGATGCCCATAAAGTTTGTAGAGAATGCCCAATACAGCAGGGCAATCGCTCCAATGATCAACATGATCGGCAAAAGCACAGCACCCGCCGCCGCCGCAAAGCCACCCAGCGCCGTGCCTGCGGTTGCAACGGCTGCGCTGACACCGCTGAAAGAGATGCCCAACCCACTGATGACCGTACTCATGCTCGCCAGCGAAGAAATAAACGAGATCACCGTGCCCACGGCTGAGATGATCGGTCCTAAGATCGCCAGGAACGCGGCAAAGGCAATCACTGCCTTCTGCATGCCTGGTGACATATTGTTGAAAGACTCAAGCATCTTATTGAGTGCCTGCACTACCATCAGCGCAACCGGCAATAAGTTCTGCCCAAGCATCACCAATGAGTCATTCAATTGCGCCTTCATAATGCGTGAAGAATTTGCCAGCCCGTCTGAGGTCTCTGCAAAATCGTTCAACGCCGGGTTGAGTTTTTCATCCAAGGCAATCGCGTTCAAGATCATCGCCCGCTGATTGGCAGTCAGGTTTGCCGTGTTGGCACTGATCATGCCGTTGGCAGTGCCATAGGTCTTGAGATATGAATCGGTGATGAACGGGAAATATTTTTGGATCGGTTCATACTGCCCACGAATGGCAGACTGCCACGATGCCGCTACATCTGCCACTTCACTATTGTGGAAGGATGCCAGGTCTGCAAAATGTTTGACTGCCTGCTCAGCCAGATCCGTGGATTCTTTAATGCCCATGCCGCCTGCGGTCAACGCCGCACCGATCGAGGAGGCATAGTCTAGGTATTGAGTTTTGCTTACGCCCAGCGTGGCGGCGGCACGGTCAGAGTTTTCAACGATGCTGTCTGCCATTTCGCCAAAGACCACAACCGCCTTATTCTTGGTCTCTTCGTAATCGCTGGCAGCTTTCAGCGAAGCCGCACCGGTTGCCAGAATGGGCAGGGTCAATCCCAACGTCATATTCTGACCGACGTTCTTCAACGTCGCACCCATCTGCTGACCAGCCTGTGCCAGCGATTGCATGTTGATCTTGCCTGTGCGGACGGCATTTACTAACCCGTTGATATCCAGGCTGACTTTTCCGTATGCTGAACCTAATTGAATAGCCATTTACCACGTCCCATTCGGTTTGATCTTCACTCGTTTAAGTGGGCGTCCCTGCGCCATGCTGCGGTACCCAACGCTTTCACCTTTGCCTACCGTGCGATAGGTCTGCTGGGCATCGGTCGTTTTTACATCTTCACGGTCTGCGCGCCTGCCGATCACCAACGTAATTTCATCCATTTGCCAGCGTCCCCACGGGCTGGTCATGCCCAAATAATCAGAGGGTAATTTGCCGTAGGCTTCACACAGCCGATGCAGGATCACCAGATTGTTTTTCTTCTTCGCGAAAGGCTTTTACGTTGGCAGCCTCCCGATTCAGCCAGTTGAAAATGAACATCTTGTCTTTGCCGCGCATATCATTAATGCCGAGGATGTTATTCTCAAGGTTGGTCACATCCCCAAGGCGCGGCTCCACCATACAGGCTTTCACGTAGGCATTCACCATTTCGTAAAAACCCATCTTGTCTTTCTCAACGAATTTTTCAACGGCTTGCTGATTGCTCAGCCCTTCGAGTTCATCAAACATGCTGATGAGCGTATTGGGAATACCGCCCGCCAGCATCAATTCTTCAAAGTCAATATCGCGCACCACCACATGCAGTCCGCTGGGCAGGTCCAGTTCCTGCTCGCCAGCTTGCTCAACGAACCATTGCGCCAGGTTCGTGCGCTTTGCCGCCTGCGATTGTTTCATGCGTTGTTCAAATTGTTCTGTCATATCCAGACCTTTTTCCATGCCCCTCCCCAAATTTCAGGGAGGGGCATGAGTTTCTTATTCTTAGGCGGTCGTGAAGTTGATCACGGTAGTCGCCAGCGTCTGACCATAGATATCGGTCACGTTCGGCACAACGATCAGATACGCCGTGGAAGCGCCCAGGTTGCTGCTCGGGTTCAGCGTCACCACTTCGCGGGCGGCATCGATGGTTGTCACGCAAGCCACCGGCACACCTGCGGCGGTGGTCAGGATGATGGCATCCTCTGCACCAGCGCGCAGTTCGTTGTTGAAGGTCAACACGAGATTGCCGCTGACCGAAACGCCGGTTGCAGCATCGGCTGGTGTACTGCTGCTGAGCTCGATTGCATCTGGGGTACCAGTCGCACCCGGCAAGGCAACAGCGGTTTCGTGCGCTACCATGTCGTAGGCTTTTCCGTCCACCTTCACGCCTTGGAATTCAGCTTCAAGCATGAAGAACTCACCACGCTTGAAAGCACCCTTCGGGCTGGAAGTGAGCTTGACTTTGGTGATCTTCACATGCACATCATCACCTTCATCGCCCAGGCTTTTGCCATAGATCTTGAAGTACGGGAAGGAAGCCGAATCGCCTTCCAACGTCGCCACTTCATTGGGCGTGGTGCCGGTGTTCGTGAGGGTATGCCCGGTCATCAGGGCATAGGCATTCAGCGGAATGCCGCCTGCTTTGAATTTGCCTTTCACGCCCAAAGGCTGGGTCACGAGTCCCTGCAATTCATCATTGCCAAAGAACTCTCCACTCACCACGGTCTCTTCGAATTCAAGCTCGAGCGCCGCGGGCAGAATGATCGCCTGATTATCAGCATTGTTAACCAGGGTAATCTGCTTAAGTCCGAACGGTTTATTTTCAGTTCCTGTCATTTCTTTCTCCTTATTATCTGAGCCTTACGGCTATAAATCTCAGCGTAGAAAGCGCACAATCAAGCGCCGTGTCCCGCTGGTTAAACACTGTGTTCGAGTATTGCAAATTCCAAACGCCATCGCCCGTCTGCGTTTCGTTCAAAAGGTCAAAGGCTTTCACCAGCGCCGGGTCAATGCTGGCAAAGCCCTGCCGTTGATAAAAATAAATGATGATCGGCGTCTGCACTGCCCGCACGAATGGACCGGTGGGGATCTCCGTCCCCAGCTTGATCAACGCACACGGCTTGATCTCACCATTCGTATCGAACGCCGTGGGCGTATTCGTGGTGTTGATCTCTTCCACGTCAATATGCACCCCACCCGTAAGGATCGCCATCAGCGGCGCATTTGCCGTCAGTACCGTTTTCACATCGCTTTGAAGTGTCATTGTAGAAACTCCGTCAGCTCATCACTGAACAACCACACCGCCAGGCTGAGCGTGGCAGGTGTAAAGTCACTCTCTAGCGGCACGCCCAAGTCATTGGCGTACTGGTCCATCTCAGCCCATGTGCCGCCCTTCAACCAGTCATTCATCTGGCTGGTGAATTCACTTTGCGGCATCAACACAGCCGTCTTGAAGCACAAACATTCCGGGTGAATCGGCAGCTCGATCGTGCCCACTGGGTACACGCCATCGCCCTTCTCACCGCCGCTGGCAACATCGTCACATTCATCCGGCTCCCCATGCGCCGGTGACGTGTTGATCTTTTCACTCTGCACCCACGGCTGTTGCCGCATCAATCGGTCGGTGGCGAGGCTGTGAATTTTCTGTATCTCTGTGCGTGCCAGGCGCAGTGCCTTATAAGAAACGCCGCTGCCGTTACAATCAGCCCCGCGCAAAAGACCCGTAGGGTCACCGCCTGCAATCTCCGTCTTTGTGCGTCCATATAACCTCGTCGAAGTCCAACGCGGGCAATCTTCACCCGCTCCTAAAAATTGCTCCAACTGCTTCGCCACATCCCAAGCCGAAGCGCCATCCGTCACACCCTTCAAGATCGCGTTATTGATCGCCGTGCGCGCCTCACGGTCGATGCGCCAAATGCGCCCCGAAAGGTTCAGGCTGTCACCATACAAATACTCTTCAGCCACATTCAGCAAAATGCGAAGCTGTGGGTCATACACGCCATCCACCACGGCTTCCATAAATTGACCACTAACCACAGACCGCTGCCCTTCCGTCACGACCAGAGGGGCAATCAACCGCTGATGAAAAACCGCCTGCACCCCAAAGGCGATCCGCACCGCCTCACGCCTCAACTGCTGAAACTCAGCCTGCCACTCCACCCAGGCATCGCCCCACAGCCGCAAAATTTCAGACTGTGCCGCATAGCCCGCCGTCGCATCCAAGATGCCATCCCTGCCACCCTTACGGACGATCGCCGCGCGTGCCTTATCGCTGAATGCCAGCATGATCTCATGCGTGCGCCCGGTGAAATACAACTGCAAGCGCATCAACGCCTGAAAGCCAGCCGCATACATCTGGTTCAACGCCACGTCATCGAGCTTGCTGATAATTTTCTTCTCGTTCATAATATTTTTTCTTCTTCGTCTCTTTCAACAATTCCTGAATCAACTTCGTCAACTCAACTCTGCCAGCTTCAAGCCGTTTGATGCGTACTCTGGCAGACCACAACTCGCCCAACAGTTCATATTGCTCATCCAACGTCAGCGGAGTTTTGTATTGCACATCCGCAAGGTTCAACTTTCTCATTCATTCAACCGCCAATCGCTAACCGCTAACAGCTATATGGAAATTCCCTTGATATTGTTGGCAAACTGCTCCACACTGAAGCCATCACCGCTCAAGATCTCCATATCCACATCGCGCAGGTATAACGCAGCCATCTGCTTCAGCACGGTATCATCCGCGCCCAAGAGCTTCCACTTCGCCATCGCATCGCCCAGGTCACGCAGATCTGCCGGAGTGAGCGTCTTGCCCGTGCGCCAATTGATCTTGTAATTCACGTTCGCGGGCAGAATCCCCTTAAGCAGCCACTGCAAATGGATCAACGGTTGGATGATCTGATCGGTCACCCACTCGCGTCCCTGCACCAGTGTTTCGGCATATTCTTCCTTCTTCTCACCGAGGATGTCACGGTTGAGACCGTCCCCATACACGATCAACTCCATCGGCACATCACTCGCCGCCATCATCGTCGCCACATGGTGATTCACATCCCCGATCTTGTCCAAATTGCCATCGCCCTGCTTGATGTCAATCGATGCCGCCTTGTTCGTAAACAGATCAATGACCGCGCTCACCTTGCCCAGCACTGCCGCATTATCTTCCTTGTACTTCTGCACGTCAGCCGGTCCGCCATCGATGCTATGCAAACGGGTGATCGAGCCGCCCACCTTGCGCCGCACCGCCACGTTGATCTCACCATCTTCCACTTTTTTGAAAGCGCCGGTCGCAGAGGCAAACATCGGCGTGCCATAGCGCTCATTCTGCTCATGGTCCCAGCGCGCATGGATGATCTGCCACTGCGCATACCAAACCGCATCCTCAGGCGGCAGCGAGTGGAACGAATCCGGGTGCTGCCAAAACGCCTTCAACGGATTGTCGAAGGTATCGCGTGAATTGCTGTTGCGGCGCATCTGCAAAGTGGGCTTGCGGCTGAGTTCCACAATATCCATGTTCTCATCCACCACCACCTCATACAGACTGTCACCATCTCGGCTGGTTTCGCGCACGGCATCTTCCAAGGTTTGGTTCAGGGTCAAACGTTTTTGCAGATCATCGGCGATCTGTTTGGCTTGCTTGTCTTCGGTCTTCACGTAATACCCAGCGCGGACAATATCCCTGGCATAAAAACGATGTGCCTTCTTCACACGCGGATCGGTCTTATACATCTTGATGCAGGTATTCACCACAGCCGCGCGGTCACGGTCTGCTTTCATCTTCTCGTAGATCTCACTACCAGAAACAGAGACAGCCCCCGGCGCAGTCTGCGCCGTGGTCACCACCGCGGGCGCGTTCCTATTGAATAAACCTGCAATTGTTTGCCAAAGACCCATGTCAACCTCTATTTGAAGATATCTTGCAGCGACCGCTCCAACATGGAGAGATTGCCTTCCAGTGTGCTCATAATCACGGCAAACCTGCCGCCGTTCGATAATTCCAAAAACTTGCCATAAAAGACCGTGTGCCCCAGCGTGATGATCAACGTATTGCCATCGCCGCTTTCCACGGTCACATCGCTCATCTCACTCTGCGCCTCGGGCGTCACCGTGCCAGTGATCGGACCCAGATCGAAGCCATCCACCGCAAAGAAGATGCCCCCGCGTGCATTGCCAGTGCGGTCTTCCCAATTCGCATCCACCCGCGCCTGGTCTTGCACATACTGCCCCCAATAGGTTGCCGCCGCCTGCACTGCCACCAACGCCTTCGCGCCATAATCTTCGATGCCCTTCGCGATCACATCCGGCGAAACGATCCACTTGAAACTGCTATTCATTACTTCACCACCACGCCCTCAGCGATCGTACACGCCAGCCGGTTCGGTTGAATGAACACCACGCGGATCAAATACCCGTTCCAGTTGAAGCGGTCTTCCACCGCAATATCCATATCCGGCTCGCCCAAAATAAACAGCGCCTGCGAAGACTGCCGCGCCGCATCGCTCATCATCCGCTGCGCCCGCATGCCAGCGATCTCCACCCGCATCGCTTGCGCGGACAATGTGGAATCCCCGCGTCGAATGGCAATGCTCTGCTCATTGTCCGCGCGGATCGCACGCATATCTTCAACGCTTGCATTCCAATCAAAAGCCATGGTTATCTCCTCGGCACCAGCACACCATAAGGCACGCCACCACTCTCAACCAACTGCTCCCATTCATAGGCTTCCAGCTTGTTGCCATAGGGGTTGTACAGCTCCACCACACCGCCGAATTCATTCGGCACAATATCGTTGAGTGCCACCCAATGCAAAACGCCAGAGCGTGCCAGCCTGCCAGAGCGTTTATCAAGCCGCACCGAATAGATCACACGGTGACTTTCCAAAATGGTCTGCATCCGTCCGGGCGTCAGCATGGTGCGACCGGTCACCTTATCAAACAATGCCGCACCGATCTTCACCGTGGGCACTTCATAATCCAATGCCGAGAGCATCACATCCAAGTCATAATCGGTGGTGCCCTTACCCTGCCAGCCGGGGAAGATCCGCTGCATCAGCGAAGGTTTCTTATTCACCAACAGATCGAGCATGTCTTCAATGTCTGCATCCCACTCCGCGCAATATGCCGCGCAGAAAAAACCGCACAGGTTGTATTGTGTCTTCCCGCGCCACACCAGATATTGCTCGGCATCATGCGGGTTTTCAGTGGCATTATGGATATGTAGAACATTGGTTCTTAACGCATCACGATACGGCTCAAAATAACCCGCATACGCCCAGCCTTCTATCACCTCTTTCGAGTTATGCACAAAGCGCACTTTATAAAAGCCCAGCGCA